CGACGCCGAAAATAAAAATTTTTAGAGAAGGGAAAAAATTTTCCCGTTCGAATTTTCTTCGCCGTGAACAAAAGTACACAATCTCGACAGGCGAATATCAAACGAACCGCTGATTACAAAAGAGTTATTTTTGTGCGAGGCCGATACAAAGGACCTGCAGATAGTTTGCCATACATTTCGCTATTTTGTCTGGCAAGTGCTGATGTGGTCCTGAACTTGCCCAGCGATACGAAAGCGAAGATGGGGGAGCCACCCGTCGAATTGCAGCTTAACGCACCCTGTGCTCTTAAGAGCACTTTATTCTATATAAGGTGCTCTTAAGAGCACTTTTGGGGGAGCCACCCGTCGAATTGCAATATTCAAAACTGAAATACTCTGCAATGTTAATGCCAGGCCCTGAGGATTTTATCTCCAATGGTATCAGCGAGTTAGACTGTAAGGTTTTGACGACAGCGATGAAAAATCGAAGGCGGGACCCGCGAGCCACTGGGCGCTCCACCCCAGGCCGTCCCCGCCAAATAATTTTAAGCTTGTCTCATTTTCCCAGGGACCCATTCTGCCATACGTCACTCACAATAAAGGGGTTACGACATGTTAGCCGATATTTCCCAGCTACGGCGCGACATTGCGCGGCACGGCATAACATGGGAGCAAAAGAGTTGGCTGGTTTTCGGGTATCAGGGTGGGCTTTGCCCAATATGTCAGGAGCCTCTCGAACTGAAGGGTGCCCATATCGACCATTTCCACGGCTGTTCCCAGTCGGCCCTGCACAAGAAGGCTGACGCCGGGTGTCCGAACTGCATCCGGGGCGCGCTCCACCGCTATTGCAATGGCTCCATCGTGTTCTCCTTGGAGAAGTACCCCCATTTGCAGAACGATTTCGTCAAGCAGTACCTGTCTCGTCGCCCGTTTTTGGGGCAGAGGGACCCGAACCACCCGCCGTCAGTTCCATCGGAGTAGAGAAATGGCCACGCTTCAGCAATTCACCACAACGCAGCTCATCGCGTCCCTTTACGACAACCCCAACGCCCAGACTTTCCCCTGGAACATTCAGGGAATCGTGGGGGCTCCGACCCGAGCCCAGCTTCTGGCCGAGTTGGCGAACCGCTCTGGGGAGCAGAACGTGATTGTGTCGGGCTCAGCGTCGACCAAGGGCACGTCAGTGGGCAGCGGCACCAGCAGCCGGACCCAGATTAAGTAGATTTTGTTTCAAACGGGAAGAGGGACCCGGACGCATCACCCATTTCAGTACCGCAGGACAGTTCCATGCCAAACTTGGCCCAGCTTCCCATGACCTATCTTCAGAATTTGCTTTTGACCAACCCGAACGCGGCGACGTTCCCGTTCTCGACCACCGATTTCCCGTTGGGCAACATCTCCCGCGCCTCTGTGCTGGCAGCTTTCACCGCCAACCTTGGCCCGACCAACAGCGGAAACTTTGACCCGACCACGGGCAAGTTCAATTCCCAGACCATTGCTCCCGGCATCATCGTGAACGCGGGCATCCAGGTCACCCAAGGAGTTCAGATTAACGTGGCGGTTCCTCCGTCAGCTCTTCCGGTCGTTTCGGCGGGCGCGGCCTTCGCAGGATTGACGGATATCGTCCAGGCTCCTGCCCAGGTCATCTAAGAATCACGGGTCGTATCTTTCGAGATAGGCCCGAACGCAGTCCCAGTTCGAAAGTAAGGAAATCTCTATGCCAGCCGTGACCCCACGACTATCAGATTTGACTTTGCAGCAACTGGAAAACCTCTTGACGCTGAACCCCAGCGTTCTGACTTTTCCGGCTTTGTCTTTCCCGCTTGACGCGGCAGTTTCGGGAGTAACCATTCCGAATCCAACCCCCAATCCAGGCTTGAACACCAACTCTATCCTTCAGGGTGGAGGAGCAATTCTGGGCGGCACCTACCAGGCTAACATCCCGGTTGTGACCCGTGCCCAGATTCTCACGGCATTCAATAACTTGGTGGCTCAGACCAATGTGAACTTCTCAACTCCGTTCGGAAACCCCGACCAGAGCACGTTGAGTTTGTCGGGCAAGATTTCGACTGTCAATGCGCCGTCCAATGGCGGGTCTTCTGTTTCGATTCAAACTCCGACAAACGCAGTGTCCGTGACCCAGGCGTCAAACCCGGGCTTGGCATTGCCGAGCGCGCTATGCACGGACAGTTTGGTGGACGAGGGCGTGTTGAACGTCAACGCCGTGCCGCCAGCCGAAAAGCAGCGCATCTTCGTTACGGCAGATGTGCAGGCTTTCGCCTAAAGTCTTTGTTTTCTGTGAGGGCCTCGGAAACGGGGCCTTCATATAAAATAGTTGTTGACAAACGCGATGGTTTCAGGTATAATGGTTAGTAGTGAATCGATGAACATCTACCGAGTTTTTTGTAGAACGACTGGGAAGAGCTACATAGGACAGACCATTCGCTCTGTAGAACAGCGCTGGAAAGAGCATGTACGCGCCGCCGAAACGGGAAAAGATTTTGCTCTTCATGTCGCCATAAGAAAACACGGGGAAGAAAATTTTGAGCTGATGGTTTTGTCTGAGACACAAGATTTGGATGAGCTTAATCGACTTGAAGAAAAAGCCATCATAGATTTGAATACAATGGTTCCCAACGGATATAATCTAAAATCTGGCGGGGATGGCAAATACTTTAGTGCGGACAGTTGCAGAAAAATGAGCCGCTCTTCTTCCGGTGTAAGAGAGCCGCGCACCGAAAGCACGAAAAGGAAAATAAGCGAGAACATGGAAGGCAATCAGAATCATCTTGGGACCCATATGTCACAAGATACGATAGATGCAATTCGCTCTCGAACTTATGGTGGTTATTCAAGAGCGCGTGCCGCGCGGCGATGGAGTGGTTGCGCAAAGCCTTCACCAACAAAAAAAATTTCCAAAGATGTTTTGAAAAAAGCTCTTGTAAGTCGAGTATAAATTTCTGTTTCCGAGTCTTCTAACGGTTAGGAAGCACGCCCGATAAGCGTGAAATGATGGTTCGATTCCATCCTTGGAAACCAAAAGTTTGTAGTGTTCGGGTCTTGCACACGCCATAAAGGTATAAAGCGCGTGTTCTTACATACTCGGATGCGTGCCTATTGAAATGGTGGGTTAGAACCAGAGTCGCGTTGGCGACCGGAGAAAGTCCGGGCAGTCCAAATCTTTTCCCAAGCGCGAGGGATAACGAGGCGTCGAGCACGCCTACACGGTTCATGCAGTAACAACCCAGACTGGGGTAGTGGAAGTATACCACGGGCGGCTTGACCGTCAAGTGTTCGGAGTGATGCCGAACCCCTGGAGCTTTGGTTTCAACTGAGTGGTGGCAGAACGGTAATGCAGTTGTCTGTAAAACAACCGAGCCCTGGTGGCTCTAGTCGGTTCGACTCCGACCCGCTCATCCAGTTTTTGCATCAATCGTTGGGGGAGGCCGTGAACCTCCCTTGACAAACTCTTTCACGGAGAGTCAAATGAATTGTTTGGACAAGAAGAAGGAACAGTTGGGCGTAAGCCTCGGAACAGCGGCTGCTCGATTGCGAAAGAATATCATGTTCAATTTGGCAAAGAAGGCAGGAGACGATTTCTGTTTTCGATGCGGAAAGAAAATTGAAACGGTAGAAGAGTTTTCCATCGAACACAAACTTCCGTGGCTCGATAGCGAGACTCCCGTTGAATTGTTTTTCGATTTGAATAACATCGCGTTCAGTCATCTTGGATGTAATGTTGGAAGTGCTCGTCGGGTCAATAAGAAATATGCCAATGCTACGCAACGGCGCGCGGCTCGATATCTTCGAGCGAAAGACAATGGCGCAGCCAAGCGTTGGAAAGATAAAGAAAAAGTTAAACGTGGGCGATTCGTTTAGTGGTAAGACTGCTCGCTTGCACCGAGCGGACGGCAGTTCGATTCTGCCATTGTCCACCAATTTTTCTACGGACGGGTGCCGAAATGGTAGCCGGACTGGTTTGCTAAACCAGCGACCTGAAAGGGTCGTGGGAGTTCGACTCTCCCCCCTTCCGCCAATTTATGATAGGATTTATTGTGGTCTGCGCGACTCTGATTTATTTAGGATTCCGCGACCTGAAGAAATAACGGAGAGCAGTCGGCAATGGTGCCTCACGGTCTTGAAAACCGTACTACCCGCAAGGGTAACAGAGTTCGATTCTCTGGTTCTCCTCCAAGTTTTGCATGGCTCGTATAAAGGCATTACGCCGCTCTCGTACAGCGGTCATTGTGGTTCGATTCCACAGCCCTGCTCCAAGTTCTGAGCACGTTTAGTTCAATGGCAGAATTCGCCCTTGGTAAGGGTGAGACGATGGTTCGATTTCCATCAATGTGCTCCAAATTTTTCTGAGCCTTACTCGTTCAATGGTAGGACGGCGCACTTGTAATGCGCAGACGAGCGTTCGATTCGTTCGTTTGGCTCCAAGTTTTTTCGGAAGGGACAGCGGGCGAATGGCTGAAGCCCCTGACTAAAGACGCCACCGTGCCAACGGTTCGAGCACCTACCCGAAAAAAGTTACTCTGAACTAGGCACGAAGTTTGTGAACCGATGATGGAAAGAGCGCGGTATGGGGCTTTCACCGCGAAAGTGTAACGACATGAAGTTCCCCAATGCGTGATTGGCCGAATGGCATTAGGCACCTGGCTTCCAACCAGGACACAGGAGTTCGATTCTCCTATCTCGCTCCAAGCGGAATTCGTATAACGGTAGTACTTGACCTTGCCAAGGTCAAGGCGCGGGTTCGACTCCCGCATTTCGCTCCAAATTTTTGTAGTAAGATTTTCTGTTGGAGATTCGTCTAACGGTAAGACGGCGAGCTGTTACCTCGTACGATGTAGGTTCGAATCCTATGTCTCCAGCCAATTTTTGCGGTATAGTGAAGTGGTTATCACGCTAGCCTCATAAGCTAGACTCATGGGTTCGAATCCCATTGCCGCGACCAAAGCTGGTAGGGCCAGAGCGTCATCCGCGCCATAAAGGCATAAAGCTCGGACGCAGTTCTCTGGTTCATGTCTCTTAATTTTTCGAGGAGAACGGTGCGACATTACATTGTGGTGGCAAGGAAAGTAATCTTGCCCGAAAAGATTCACGAAATGTCTTGCGGACACATCATGGCGCAAATCGCGCATGTGTGCGGGCGAGTTCCCAACGCGAGATTTTCGAGCAACAGCATTATCGTGTTGCAGGTTGAATTGAACGCGCAGTTGCAGGAAGTCAAACAGTACCTGGACGAACGCAAGATTAAGAATTGGATTTACTCGGACACCAGCAACCTGTGGGTTGGCGAACATCCAACCGCGCTGATTACCGAGGCGGTCGAAGAAAGACTTTTTGATTTTCTGGCGCGCTTCGAATGCGGGTGCGAGCCGAGAATTTATGCAACAAGTTCTGGAGTGGTCGCATAGCGGCCTATTGCGCTCCGTTGTCAGCGGAGACTTCGTGGGTTCGAATCCCATCCATTCCGCCATTTTCTACGGGTAGCGTAAGTCGGGATTACGTCCGACAGGTTTTGTTCTGGTGGCCACTGGGCAAGACTACAGTGTGGTGAAATTCCGCCGCGTCCCACTCTCATTTTATGTTGGAGTAACTCAACGGACTAGAGTACTCGTCTTCTAAACGAGTCGTTGTGGGTTCGAATCCCACCTTCAACACCAATTTCGGGGAATCTTCTAGTGGTTAAGATACGCGCTTCGGAAGCGTGAAACGAAAGTTCGATTCCTTCTTCCCCGACCAGTTTATGATTCGGAAATAGTTGTTACGGTAGCATCCATGCTTTGGAAGCATGAGGCGGTGGTTCAACTCCACCATTTCCGACCAAATTTTATATGCGCTGCTAGTTCACTGGCAGAACGCTTGGCTTACATCCAAGATGTAGGTGGTTCGATTCCATCGCGGCGCACCAATTTCAAAGGTGATAGTAGTGTAGTGAGAGCACGCTGGACTGTGAATCCGGCAGCGAGGGTTTGATTCCCCCTTTCACCCCAATTTTCTTCTCTTCGCCAAGTGGGAAGGCAGGCGTCTGCAAAACGCCAATCCGCTGGTTCGATTCCAGCAGAGAAGTCCATTTTCTTTTGCCCGATGGTGTAACTGGCAACACGCGGGACTTTGAATCCCGTCGATGAAGGTTCGAATCCTTCTTGGGCAACCATTTCTGTTCGGAGTTCGTTTAATTGGAAGGACAGCGCCCTCTGAAGGCGCGAATCTACGTTCGAGTCGTAGACCCCGAACCAAGTTTATCTGTGCCCGACTGGTGGAACGGCAGACACAACGCGCTTAGAACGCGTCGTCGAAAGACATGGGAGTTCAAATCTCTCGTTGGGTACCAATTTTATTGCGCTGCTGATGGAATGGCAGACATGCCGGATTCAAAACCCGGTGCCGTAAAAAGCGTCCCGGTTCGAGTCCGGGGTGGCGCACCAATTTATTGTCGGCAGCACCAGCGTGCAGCCTGGCCTTATAAACCAGGGAAAGCGCCTGATTAGCGCGACGGGAAGGTTCGACTCCTTCGCTGACAACCATATTTGCCGATGTCGTCTAGTGGCCCAGGACGCAACCCTTTCAAGGTTGTTACGCGGGTTCGAATCCCGCCAACGGTACCAATTTATGGACTGCTACGTCAATGGCAGACTACGCGCCTTTTAAGCGCTGGAATGTAGGTTCGACCCCTACGCGGTCCACCAATTTTGTGCTGCTAATTCAATGGCAGAATACTCGCCTCTTAAGCGAGGGATGATGGTTCGACCCCATCGCGGCACACCAAGTTTCTACAGGCCGATAAGATAATGGCAATCGGTTCGTCTCCAAAACGATACAATGAGGGTTCGAATCCTTCTTGGCCTGCCAATTTTAATGCCGTAGTAGCTCAGCGGTAGAGCGGTGGCCTGAAAAACCACTCGTAGCAGGTTCGACTCCTGCCTTCGGCACCAGTTCAAAATGTAACTCGCACAAAGACTGACAGGACACAAATGTTTGCATCATTGATTCCGGCACTAGGATTCACATCGCTTTTGTATTTGATTCTGAAGCTGGGCTTGATTGGTTTTATCGTGTACCTGATTACGACTTACATTCCGATGAATGACATCATCAAGAAAGTTATCTAGGTCATCGTCGCGGTCGCAGTGATTCTCTACTGCATCAACTTTTTCAATATCTCATAAGTTTACGTCCGATTAGTGAAACGGAACATCACGGAGCGCTACGAACGCTCAGTTCTCGGTTCAAATCCGAGGTTGGACACCATTTCGCAGAATGGAAATACCCCAAAAAAGCAGTTGACTATCTCTGAGGAGAGGATAATGCAACAGCCAGAGCAGGGCCGCGTTCAAGTTCCGGTAGTGGTCACAAACGTCGAAGCTAGCGCAAGGCTCGTTTCGGCCAGCAACGAAATCGTTAAAATCGAAATCCCAGTTCAGCACGGCAAAGGCCAGCAGGAAGGAATCATTCTTGCCCAGGCTTTGCAAATATTTCGCCAACTAGGCGGATTCGTTGTCGACGCAACAGGTAATCTTGAGTTTTATCCTATCACAGCTTTCATTCCACCCTTCAAATTTGAAATCAAACGCGTCTCTTTAATCACGAGCGGCGTCTAACCATGAGCCCACGTTATTTTTATTCTTGCGCCACCTGCGGCGGCGACGTTACCAAGACCCCGTGTATCAAGCGCGAAGAAATCAAACAGGAAAAAGGCGAGAAGAATCAGCGCAAAGCGGATTACGCCGGATTGCACGGCTGGAAATGCAACAAATGCGGCGACGGAGTAAAGGTCGCGCGCAAATTGAGGGGAGCCCATGAATAACGGTGGAGATGTTCTTGCGAGAGGCGGCAAGCGCGCGCAATTCAGTGGTCCCAAGGTGTCCCAAGATAAATGGGATGCGATTTGGGCTGAAAATGAAACCACAGATATCCCCGGTTCGGAAGTGGTGCAGATTCCAACCGCGCCAGATGTACAAACTCTGGTTGGAAGACGAAAGAAAAAATAAAGCCCTAGGGAAAATAAATGCAACTCGATGACCTTTTTCTATTTGCGGGAGAAGGGCTGAATATTCAAAACGCTATTAACAGAGTTGCGGCAGGCGGAAAAAAGGCAATTGTTATTCCCGCTTGGTACACAGGCACCGATTCCTTCACCAATCCCAGCAATGTTCCCATCATCGATTTGCGTGCCTCTGGCCTATCCACTGGATTGGGCGGGCCGCTGGCAAGCAGCAGTGGTATTGCAAGCAATGTGAATGGCGCACCGACGCTGGTTACTGCGGGCTTGATGGCGCAATATGCGCTGCTCGACGGCGCGGGAAGTCAAATTTCAGATTCATCTGGAAACGGCAACACTGGAACATTTGCAGCGGGCGCACAAGCTCCGACATGGTTGACGAACGGTTTGTCCTTCGCAGGTTCTTCCCAGCAATATGTTTCACTTCCTGCCGCACTTAACAATGCAAAAAGCGTGATGATCTGCGCTGCGTATCCGAAAACGGGAGCCGCTGGCGTAGACACACGCACGCCTTTTTTGATGAGCAATAATGGCGGTGCGGGTACGACTGGTGGTGTGTATTTTGGACCAGAAAATATTACGGGCAGCGCGGGACCGCAAGAAGGTTCTCCGAACAACACCGCTTCTATGCGTTTGGGCTCGCATCAAGGTTCCAACTTTGGAACAGGTGTGCGAGGCTTCGTCAATGGACCTGTTACTGTTGCTTGGGTTTTGAGCAGTCCGAATGACTTGATTTATATAAACGGCGCGCAGCCATCGGCATATTTGTACAGCATTAATAGTTCTGCTGGCCAGGTGGGCGCAGGAAATTATCAACTTGGCGGGTCCGCGACCGGAGATACCGTGGCGCGTTTTCTTACTGGTCAGATATATTACGCTCTGTTTTACTCGACCGTACTTACTCCAGCGCAAGTTTTGCAAAACACCGCGTTCTTGAACCAACAAATGGTCAATCGCGGCATCGCGGTAACACCATACTCCAGTTTCAATTCTCACAACACCGATACAGTGATGGTAGACGGTGACTCGATTCCGGCAGGTGTCGGCGGCGCTCCAGCATCAACGCTTATCACTCTGACCGACTCAAATTTCGTCGTGGGCAACAACGCTCTTGGTGGAACCACCAGCTTGGAAGAGTTGACGGATGGCGGCACATCTGTGGACCCGGCCTTTAATCCTGGCGGGGCGAAAAATGTTTGTGTATTGTGGTGCGGAACAAACGATGGTCCATCAAACCCACAGCAAACAATTTCGAATTTGGCCGCGTATGCGCGCGCTCGTCGTTCCCTTGGTTGGAAAGTTCTTGTTTGCACGATGCTATCGCGAGTCAGTTTGGATTCGTGGAAGAACACGTTGAACGGATTGATTCGTCCTGCCTGGAGCGAGTGGGCGGACGGTCTGATTGACATGGCCGCAAATCCCAACTTGGGTGCAGACGGCGCTTACTCTAATCTTGCCTATTTTAACTCGGACCAGACTCACCCGACTCCGAACGCAGAATACAACATCATCACCTTCATGATGCAGCAAGCAATAAATCGCTTGTACGGCAATCGAGATTTTTCTTCGGCACGCACGGTGACATCTGGCGCGCCATCTGCGACTGCGATTACCGCAGCTTCCCAGACGGGCAACATGATGACGTTCACAAGCACGTTGAACCCGCCTGTAGGGTCGATGTGCATCGTGACAGGCATGACGCCGACAGCGTATAACAGTTCCAACAGCGGTTCTGGCGCATGGTTGGTGGTGACTTCATCTGCCACGCAATTCACCGCTTACAATTTTACGACGGGCTTGGGTGTGGGAACAGGATTTGGAGTAGCTTCCGTTCCTTTGCAACTTGATTCTGACGTGTGTGTGATTCTGGGCGGCAGCTCTTCAGGACAGAACTTCACTTTGCAAAGTGCAGTAGGCTACACAGGTCAAAAACTTTTCTTCAGAAACACAAATTCGAATTCTTGGACTGTAACTCCCTTCGGGACCGAAACGATTAACGGTGCTTCGTCAATCACGGTCGCCGCAGGAGCGACGTTGGTACTTGAGAGCGTGCTCGTTTCTGCATCTGCTGCCGGGGCAAACTGGCTGTCAGTTCAAAACAGTTAAGGATTAATCGATGGCAGGAGCATTCGTTCAAGGCGTAAGCACCACGGCGAGCATGACCAGCACGCAAACGCCCGCGTTGCAATTTACGACTCAAAACACTGGCCCAGGCAATATGTTGATTGTGGGGATTCAAATCTTCAACAATCCCGCAGCTACGTTGTCCAGCGTTTCCGATACGGATGGTGGCGGGACTTGGGTAGTTCTTCCTGGTGTGCTACAGGCTCCTCCTAATTACAACATATATTTTGCTTACAAGTTTGGAACAAACGGCGGTACGAAACCGACAATCACTTGTCATTTGAGTGCGTCGGCTTCTGTATCCTTGATGGAAATCGGAGAAATCAGCGGGGTGAACACGCTGAGAAACGCAAACTCTGCGGCTTTCTCTACCACAACTTCTCCTGTTAGCCCGTCGATTGTAACGATGAGTGGTGACTTTCTCATTGGATGGCTTGGACTAAACGCTGCGGAAACATTAACCAGCCTTACTGCGGGTTCTGGTTTCACGATTGGAGAAACCGCAGGGTCGAGCGGAACGGTAGTATTCAACGCTTTTGAGTATGGCACAGCCGCAGGCAACAGTGCGACAGCCGGATGGGGTTTGCTGATAACGCAATCAGGTGGCGCGGGTATCGCGGCATTCTACCAAGCATCTGCTGGTGGTGGCGGTAACGAGTCATGGCTTGGCATCGGACTGAACAATGGTCTGCGCGGCGTAAGACACTAAATTTTAGGGACACACAATGGCAAACCTTCTCACAAACAATCCAATCCGTATCGACACCGCGATGCTCACATCATGGAAGGCTCAAATCGCAGCATCGAACGGAACTTTCTACGATTTGCGAATTGAAAAGATTGAATGGAAGAGCCCGGTCACTGCGACCACCGACACTTTCTCAATCGAAGACCAAAACGCTTTCAACCTTTTGCAGGGCACCTGCGAAGTTGCTGGTCAATCTCAGATTTGGGATTGGACGGCCAAGCCGAAGCGTTGGCGCGATTTCACGGTGAACCAAATTTCCAGCGGCGTACTTTGGATTTGGCTCACATAAAAAGATTCCTACTACTGCCCGCGAGGGAGTGGCGCATTAGCAGTAAAATTCAGTAAGAAGGACAATCACATGTACAGCAAGCGCGATTCAAAAGACCCGATGCCAACAGCGAAGAATACAGGTCGCGATGGTAAGGACGGCGGTGGCAACACTCCTGTCGGCGGCGAGAAGCATGACTGCAAGAAGGCTGAGCGTGTAACGGCAAAGTCACGCTTCGATGACACCGTGAGCGGCCCGATGCAGCCAACCCGTAACGACAACGGCGACGGCAACACCCCGGTCAACAACGCCAAGGAAACACATGACTCCAAGAAGGCCGAGCGCATCAGCGCTTCAAAGCGCTTCTAAGTCTCCGTTCAAGCGCGGGCACTAATCCTGCCCGCCTGAACAACCAATCTTGAACGAGGGAAATACAATGGCAGACATGCCCATGCAAGACCCAACAGCAGGAGCCCAGGCAACCGCCGCTCCAATTCTGTCCAAGGATAACGGACCAAAGATGAAGTCCGAGCCGAAGCAGAAGACTGAGCCGCGCGAACAGCGTCAGCCAGGCGGCAAGAAAAAGAAGCCGAAGCACACCCACATCGAGCACCACGAAGATGGTACGCACACCTCACGTCACACGGACGCGGCGGGTAAGGAAATGGCCAGCTATACTTCACCAGACCTTGACGGCGCGCACGACGGGCTAGAACAACACGTTGGCGACGCGAACGCAGCGGCACCAGACGCTGGCGCAATGCCCCAGGGCGGCGCACCGGATGCAGGCGCACAGCCTGACCCGAACGCTCCAGCAGCAGGCGGCGCACCTCAGCAGCCGACACCAGGAGCCTAAAATGGCACAGCAAGGCGACCCAGTTTCAACAGCGAAGAATATCCTGTCGAACGCCAACAAGGCTTTCCCAAGCTCTATGGCCAAGGCAGCAGGTTCCACCACTGGCGTCAACGCTCCGAAGCCGACAAACACAGCGAAGGCTGGCGGCGACGGAATGATGGCGACAGCGAACAAAGGCATTGCAGAAGCTGCGAAGCATTCTGGTTCGGTAGCCGATACCAATCGTCAAGTAGGACAAGAAGAGATGGACAAGACCATGCCCGTTATGCACGACGGTGGCGTAGTCAAGCAAGATGGCCCTCACTATCTTCAGGCAGGCGAAACAGTAATTCCGGCAAGTGGACGACAGTCAGAATATCGCAAGGTGTTCGAAGCTCGCGGCGCTGCTGGCAAGCACAAGTGGGGCGGCAACACCAAGCCAACTCCAGCAAAGGAACAGACTCGCCAAGATGGCGGCAACACGCCAGCCAAAGGCGAACACGCTGTCAAAGGTGAAGAACACCTAGAGGCATAGAATGGACATCTACAATCTCAATGACCCAGGCATGCAGATTCGTCTGAGCATTGAAACCGTCCAGTCGATGTCGACTACCGCGCAAGATGCGGTTAGATTTGCGATGACACACAGTTTGCGCTTTCTGGCGAACTGCGTTCTTCGTCCTTCGAACGCCAAGAAGTTCCCGACCCTGGTCGAGAAAGTTCACGGTCGCATCATCGACGCTTTTCCGAAGTGTGACCCAGACAAGCCAGTCGAAGAGTGGAGCGCGTTCGAAGAACACGTTATCCTCGCTTCGCGTGGGATGTTGAAGTCCACGATTGGTGCGGCCTGGCTGACCCAAGCAATTTTGTGTGCGCCGGATTTGCGCGCGCTCATTATCTCGGGAAAGATTGACAAGTCGCAAAGCATTCTTGATATTGCCCGCAAGCCGTTTCTGACGAACGCAGTCGTTCGCTTCATGTTCCCAGACTGGGCGATAGATGATTCGAACATCACGGCAGAAGAGTTCACAACTCCGCGCCGCGACCCCGAAATTGATTATCGCGACCCGACCCTGGCAGTGGCCAGCTTCGATTCAGTCAAGGCTGGATGGCACGGCGACTTTGTTCTGTTGGACGACGCGACAAACGAGCAAAATTCGAACAACCTTGAAAATTGCGAAAAGACTCACGGGTCTTACGACGAAACAGACGAGCTAGTCGAGCCGGGAATGTCTAAGCGTATCTTCTTGGGCACTAAATGGCACGAAGAAGATTTGCCCGCGTACATCGTTAAGAAGAGCCAAGAGGATTTTGAGAAATCCGGTGAACAAACTTGCAAGTTGTTTGTCTTGCCTGCATGGACGTTGCGCGCTGATGGTTCGGTAGCCGAAGTTGATGCACGCAAAGAGCGCGAGAAGAACGGTATTCTGACCGCCGCTGATGTCGATTTGACCTGGCCTGAGAAACTTAGTGCACGTTTCTTGTTCAAGATTTACCACAAGAACCGTGAAGATTTCTACAAGCAATATCTGCTCGACGCTTCTCTGGAAATGCCAAAGGCTTTTACAGAAGAAGTGATGAACCTGCAATCGGTCGAACGTGCGGAGTGGTTGAAGATTCCGATTCACGACCGCGCAGTCGCTATCCACTGGGATATGGGTTCGGTGTGGAGCAAACGCAGAGAAATTGGTGAAGTTGATTATTCTTGCGGTGTGGTTGTTCTTTTCCAGAAGAGTACGCAAAAAGCTTTTGTCGTGCAGACCACGATGACACGCTTCTCGAAAGGCAAGGACATGGTTGCCGCGATAGTGAATCTGTACATGCAGGCAATGGCAATCGGCCCCATCATCGGCCACAGCGCGGAAGACGCGGTGGGCGTCCGAAACATTGAGGGCTATGTAATCGAAGCAGCAAAGAAGCTGGACTTCGACATCATGCCTCTGAATTTCATCTTGCCCCAAAAAGGTCAAGGCGCAGTAGGCAATCTGAAAAACGTGAACATCGCGATGCTCGCAAGCGCGATGACCGGACCAATCAACAAGGTAACAAAGAAACTTGAACCCGGCTTCGTGTTCCTGAGCAAGGACATGAATCACTACGACGAAATTCGAGCGCAGTTCGAAAAGTGGTCCGTCGACGCAAAGCGTCGCAAGGATGACGGCCCTGATTGCATCGCTCAAGTTTGGAAGCACTATCGTGATTTGATAAATCTTGATGTCGTCAACGTGATGCAGTCCGAAGGCCCCATTCTATCCTGGGAGCCCGAGCCTCCTAAAGCGGAAGCGTACGACCCGCACGCGGACGAGTCGAACGCAGACACGCAATACCTGGACCAAGATACCACCCACTTCTTTGCATAGAGGATTGAATGATTCTCCCGCAGCCAAATACGACCGCTATGCCGCTGAACCAGAAGACTGAGGATTTCAGTCTCCAGGGTGGCAAAGTCAAAACCGAAGATTCTGCTCTATCGCTGGTTATCCAGGCGACGGAGCGTGCCGAAAAGTTTCTCATGGCGCGTCTGTGGTTGTCGGAATGGCGCGTTGCGAAGCAGCTCTATGATGCACCGAACCGCCAGCAGTATTGGCGCGACACGCGTGTGCCTCGCTCAAACAATTCGTTCCCGTTGTGTCAACAGCACGTAAGTTCTATCATGGACCAGGCTTTGCCCGCGCTGTTCCCCGAGCTGACTCCGTTTGCGACCGAGCCCAATGAAGGCACGCCTCGCCAAGTTGCGCGTGGTTGGGAAAGTATTTTGTCAAATCAATTGCGTCAGGCCAACGTCAAGGCAACTTGCCGTTTGATTATGAAGGACGCATTGATTTTCGGCACGGGCTTGGGCAAGTTTGGATTTGAGTCCTACGAAAAGAAAATCACACGCTACAAGCGCGCCGTTCAGCCGTCGTCAATTCCGAGCCCGATTCCTGGTCAGCCTCCGACCATCATCGACACGGTAGAGTCAGACGAGTTGGTAGAGTACGACAGTGTCGAACTTATCGCACAGCCGTATCTCAAGCGCGTTGAAATCAACCATCTTTTGGTGAGCCCAGACTTGCGCTCACCAGATGTTCGCGAAGCCATGTACGTCGTTTACCGCGACTACTTGACCCTGCGCGACTTGAACCGTCTACGCGACTTCGAAGGGTACATGATTCCTTCGGAAGCCGATTTGAAGAGATTGGCAGAGCCTCCGAACGAACAAGCCCCTTCGTCTGTGATGGAATCTGAAGGCACATCATATCCCACACAGGGACACCGCGCGCTTCCGCGTTACATGGACGCCAGCCCAGACCCGATGGACCACAAGCTTGAGGTTCTGGAATACTGGACTGCTGACACGTGCATCGTAGTGTTGCAGCGCAAACTAATTATCCGCAACATGGGCAACCCGTTTGGGGTCATCCCGTTCGTGTCCTGCTTCTGGGACGACGTTCCGGGCACGTTCTACTCGTACGGCATCCCGCGTCGCATCGGCGGCGTACAGACTCACATTCAGGGACTGCGCAACAAGCGTATGGACTCTATCAACCTCAACATGCAAAACATGTGGAAGGTTTTGAAGGGTGACAACATCGCCGCGCAGCCCATCAAGTCGTATCCTGGCGCTGTGTTCAAAGTTTCGAGCATGGAGAACTTCGAGCCGCTTGTGAAGCAGCCTGTCCTTCCTGAAACGTACAAGGAAGAAGATGTGCTGGTCGCGGACGCCGAGAAGACCACAGGCGCAAACTCTATCACTGTCCAAGGTGGTCAGAGCAGCGCAGGCAAGGGCACAGGCATGCGTACCGCTGCGGGAGCATCAGCAGTATCGAGCGCTTCGACCAATCGTATCCAGAGTTTCGTGGACGTATGCGCTTTGCAGGTTTTGATTCCCGTGCTGTACTCGTTTTTGAAGATGGACCGTATGTGGTTGCCGCCAGCGAAGATGCGTGAAATTGTTGGACGCTCTGTATGGCAGGCCATGCAGCAAGACCACAAGGGCGACTTGTTGCTCGATATGACCAACAATTCCGATATCGAATTCAAGATGCTGGCTGGTTCGAACCTTGCCGCGAAGGCGCGCATGATTCAATCGTTGCCGCTCCAGGGTCAGATTCTCATGTCTCCTGCTGTCAACACAGGTTTGGCATCAATCAATAAGAAAGTTAACTGGCTGGAGTACACCCGCCGCGTGGAAGTTTCAGGCGGATGGGACGGCGAAGACGACATGATTATTGACATGACGGACCAGGACAAGCAAGCAGCAGCTCAGAACAATCCGAAGATGATTGACATGAAGGCGACGCAGGCACGCTTGGCCCAGATGCACGACAGCGCTTCGAAGCTTTCAGCACAAGAGCACGCACAGACAATGGAACAGAACAGTTCGTCCGCGCTTGATGGCGCGAGCCAGGCTATTCTCGTGAAGTCTCTGGAGCGTCAACAGGAAAAGGAAGAAGGCACCGAGTTGTCAGGCGGACTTCTTGGGGAGTAGTTCATGGCTCGACGTTTCATTGACGGCATCGTAGTAGAGTCGACCGAACAGATTGGCATCGACATCGAAGATGCTCTTTATTCAGACGACTCAGGCACCTCGGAAACTTTCTCGCAAGAAGAATACGCAAGCGCGATGAAGGAATACGAAACCGCTCAGCTCATCAAGACCTTGGCTTTGATGGAACAATTCAAGGCCCTTGTTAGATTGGCAGAAGAGCAAGCCAACTTTGCCCGCGAGGCAGAGTTAAACTATTCCGGTGTCGAGCAAAATAGAATCGCGCAACTGCGTCAAGCTCGCATCAGTACGAAGTTCACATTTGATTTTATGCGCAATACAGTCGAGAGCGCCGCATCCGTACAGCGTCCCGTTCTCGTCCGAGATTAACGACCCAAGTCGCCGGGATTGGTGACAAAAGGAGAATTGCAAATGGCTGGATTCCAGAAAGTAGAAAAAGTGTTGAAGTTTGGTCAGAACAAGCAACAGTTGACCGTGGAGCAAGCGCGCGCTGCAATGTTGGCAGCCGGGCAAGCGCCAGGCAGCGAAGTCATCAAGGCCGCAAATCAAGCGCGCCGCGACGCCTTCCGCAACGCCCAGTTGGCGGGTCTTTCCGTCGCTGACCAGAAAGCGCTAGCGCAGCAAGCATCGGATGCCATCCTGAACACAAACGGGCAGGCACCTGTTATTCCTACTCCGCAAGTCGCGGCTCCGGTCCCGGCGACCAGAACAGCTCCTGTGCAGACGCAGCAGCCGACCGTCACCCGAACCGCCCAAGAGCAACGTCAAGCTCCGGTAGCTCCCCCGCCTCAGTCTACGAACCGTAACGAGCGCGGCGAGCGTATCGAAACCAAGAATTTCGTTGGCGAGATTTCTCAGAAGAATGGCGAGTGGGTGGCCGAAATCACTTACAAAGTTGGTGCGGGCACGGAACGCTTCGTTGCTTCGACCAAGAACGGCCTGATGGTCAAGTTGCTCGAAGGCAAGGGCAACGCGACGATGAAGGTTCGCGACACGGTTCGTCAGCAAAAGCTGGGCGACCAATACGAGCACACGTACCAAGTGCCTGTGTCGCAGGAAGTCTACGACAAAATGCCAGTGGAAGCAAAGAAGGAATTGGTCAACGCTATCGCTGCCCAGGCATCTGTGTCTTTCAAGGAAGATTATCCCGAATTTTATCCGACTGCTGAAAACTCTCAGAAGATTTTGGACCTTCTGAATGAGAAGAAAGCAGTCATCACGTACAAGAATCTTGTGCGTGCGTATGAGGAGCTAGTTGCCAGTGAAGAGCTGGACGCTAGACCCGGTTTTGAAGTAGAAGTACCGACCGTAATTGTGGACTCGCTGGAAGATGAGGATTCATCTCCAGTGCCGACGCCTGCCGCCGCTGTATCAACAGCGCCCGCAGCCGCGCCCGCCCCGGAGCCACAACTACGAAAGAGGGGGTCGACTGGCTTGGTGCCTGGTTTTTCAACGTCCGGTGGAAGCACCGAACTTGAGCTAACCGAGGAAGGCAACATTTCGAGCGAACCCTCAGTAGCGGAACTAAAAGCGTTGCCGTTGTCTGAACTGGCTAAAAAAGCGCGTGCCCTAAACAAGCCCGTGAATCGCCAATACTAATCTGATTGATTGGTACAGACAGACTGCTTCGGCTTAATCCTGTTCAGCATTAGCCAAGAGGGGGCGAACGCCTGAAGGCGTTTCTCCCTGTAAAAATGTGAAGGTGACAAATGGCTGTTGGAAATAATTCAGCTTCCTTTGTTATCGGCTCAATTTCGGGCCTGCTGCGCTGAAAGGCGCGGTCATGAATTCTCTCTGATTAAGCTGAACCCTGAAACGGGAACAGACTGGAAGCGAAAGCACCAGTAGAGACTGAGCGAGAGAATACCCCTCGGGGTAATGCGACAGTCCGAGCATACGGGAATAGAAACCGTATGAGTCAGGCAGAAATGCCCTGACCTTGTTACTTATACCAGCAGATTGTCCTTGACACTAGATGTAAGAGTGTGATACAATTAGGTTGATATAGGAGATTGAAAAATGAACGCATCACATAGCGCGTATGTTGCTGGGCTGGTTGACGGGGAAGGTTGTATCTGCATTTCTAAAAACCATCCTGTTGACAAGCGCGGTAAAATACATAGAACGCACGTTCAATACAATCTAGAGTTGACTATCACCAATACAAATCTGTCCATCATTCGGTGGCTTTCCAAGCATGCCGAAGGACGACGGGTTTCCAAAGGCAGAAAGCGTGCGCGGTGCAAAACTGCGTACAACTGGCGGACCACTTCTCGGGAACATCTAACTAGTGTTCTTGATAATATCACGCCCTTTCTTCAAGCAAAGCGGAAGCAGGCCATCATAGCGCAGAAGTTTATAGCTAGCTATGGGGCGGGCTTCTAGTCCATCTAAAAGAGAGAAGTTGTATCTCAAGATGCGCGCCTTAAATCTTCGCGGTCAAATCTAAACACGTAACAAATCTGCACCACTCCCTTCAACCCAGGCGGTCTTCTATGACCGTTTGGCCGTCCGTGCACTGTTCGCTCACCTTGGTTTCCAAGGTTTGTGCGCAGAGCGCCAGATTCCTAAGTCTGCTGGACGTACGACTCAAATCTACACGTACAACCTGTCGCCGTTTACGGCTTCAGTGTCTGCTACGGGTACCGATGTGACCGTACCTCAAGCAACCGAAGGAACTGTCGGCACGCCTATCACCCCGACTGAAGCATCCATTCAGGCAGTGCTTGGCCAGTACGTTGATTACGTCAACGTTTCTGACTTCGCCCTTGCGGTTGATATCGGCAAGCCGCTCGAACAGCTAAGCGAAATGCTTGGCTACAGAGGCGCATTGGTTGTTGACACTTTGACCCAGCAGGGTTTCGACGCTGCTGTTTCAACCGACCCAACAGCTAACTTGC